GTTTTGGTATTCTTGCGAACCCATGTCTTGACCGTATCGTGTGGCCGCTTTTAATGCACCGCCGGAGATCAAACCACCACGAGCCGCCGCTTGGCGATCAAGTGTCTTCTGGCCTTCAGCTAAACGGAAAGCATAGCCAGGGTCTTGTTGAAAGTCAGACATGCCAAAGTCTCTACCGTACTTACCAAAACCTTCTGCACCCCTGTTTTGGCTTAAGCCCAACAAGTCAAGCAATCTGTTTTGTGCAGTAATGCCTGCACCACGGAAAGGCTCTTGAAGACCTTTCTGCTCTTGGTACATCTTGTAGAGCAACGCATTAGCTTCTCTGGCCGAATCAGCTTGAGTCTGCGCGGCACTTTTTGCCGCATCTGCGCCTACTAAGCCCGCAATAACTGGAGCCGCAATTTGCGCAATCGGGGGGATAACACCAGGTGGGGTAACAATTGGTGGGGCACCGCCTGGTGGAGTAACAACTGGAGGAGCGCCGCCACCGGGGGGTGCAATAACCGAAGGCGCGCCGCTACCGGGTGGAACTACAACTGGAGGGGCAAGCGCATTTACTGCTGGGGGAGCTAAAAGATTAACTGCGTTAGCGCCAGCGCCTGCATTTGCTAATTCAAACGCGCCCAAATCAGTCATTGCAGAAGCGCCTGCGTTTGCTAGCTCAAATGCACCCAAGTCAGTCATGGCAGACGCGCCCGCATTTGCTAATTCAAACGCCCCTAAGTCAGTCATGGCAGACGCACCCGCATTTGCGGCTTCAAATGCAGAACCTGCGCCTGTCCCACCAGTAAATAAGCCATCAAAAACGCCAGCACCACCGGCAACACCTAATGCGGCGGCTTGGACAACTGGGTCTTTTAGCATATCTACAAAGCCGCCAACAAACGATAAATCTTTTTTAGTTTTTACCGTGTTAACGAGTTCACCAGTAGGGCTGTAAATGTTTACTGGTGTTCCAACAGGCGCTTTATAGTTAGGATCGCCAGTTGTCTTTGACGTGGTAAAAGTTTCAAGAGCACCAATTTGCTCATCCATGCCAGAACCAGTAGTGCGGTACTGAGGGGCAACAACAGTGTCTCCAAGCGTTACCGACATACCAGGAGAAACAGTAGCCGCCACGCGAGCCGCAATTGTTCCCTCTGGCACACCAACAATTTTTGACATGTCGGATGGAGAAACACCTAAAGTTTCCATGGCTTTAGCAATACTTGCATCGCTTGCCCCTGGATTACTTGTTAAGTAATCCGTCATCCTTGTTTTTGTAGTATCAAAGGATAAGTCTTTAAAAAAGCCCATTTAGGTCACCTCACGACCGCTGACGCGGATATTGATTGCGCTGGCTGTTCCGGCAATTGTACTGATGAAATCACCAATGCCAAGCACTTGGCCAACAAGTTCTGGGAACGTATAAACCTCAGATGCTTGAAGCGTCTTAGTCTTTGTGATCAAGTTGGTGTTACCCGCAGAACCTGCGGTTGTGACCAAGTTCACAGAGATTGTGGCCGCTGATGCGCTGATGTTGGTGGCAGTAAACTTGTCAATAATGGCAGTCACGCCAGTCGCGGTGTACTGGGTTGTTTGCGAGTTTTCGGCAAATTTTGCGGGTACAAGTACCTTCACTGATACGGTCATGGTTTACTCCAATAATAGGCAATTGTTAGCGGCCTGTTGCATGATGATCCAATTTGTGCCGTCAGACACCATTGTCGCCCAATTTCCTACAACTGCCAAGAGGATTGCGGTGCCAGCGCTGGTACTGTCAATTGGCACAACATCGCTTGATGCGGACACCAAAGTCTGCGCCTGCATGTTCTTAAAAGTCAGATACCTGCCAGGCCACAATGAGGCCGTTGGTAAAGTTACCGTGCAAGTTGACCCTGATTTGTTGTTAATGTACCAAGCGCTGCTTCCAACCGTAAAATCAGCCGTTTCGGTTACAGGCACGCTAGACAACGCTGCAATGCTTGCACTGATTAAGCCAACATCAATGACTGGTTGCACTTGCAAAGCCTCAATTTGCTTTTGCATTTCAGCCGTTTGAGACACCAAGGCAGAACAACAATCAACAAGATTAGCGTCTTGAATTTGTTTAATCAATTCAGCGCTTGAATCAACCGTTGGCGGCAAAGTTTGCAATTCTTGATTGACCGAAAGCAAAGCAGCCTCATACGACGCAATTATTGACTCAGCGCTAAACGTAATGCCAGAATCGTCAATAACCGATGTGGCAACATTGTTAAGCGACAAGAAAAACAAATACCAAGCACGGTCAATATAGCCCGTGCGAGGATCAATCAACGGCACCCGTGGGGGCGTGATTGGCGTTGGCGTAGCGTTAGGGCTAGGCATTCGTTGGACTCAAAAGGAGTTCAGCGCCCATGATGTCAATTTTCACAGGATCAGTGCCTGATATTTCATAGACGCGATCCCGCAGCTTTAACGTCATCCCCAAACGCCGCCAAAACACGCGCTTGTAATATTCTCCAATTTTACCAATGGGTGACCAATGCTCATTTGACCAAGTGTGCCCGCCATCATCTGACCAGCGAAGCATAACTTGCGGGTCACTGCCTTGGCCAAGATTTAAGCCCACGCCAGATTCAATGTCCAGTTGCAAACTGTGCTGGGCGGTACGCTTAAGATTGTTTTGGCCAGTCGGCAGCGCGCGCCATGAACGTAGCCACTTCTGAATGCCGCCATTGTCAGAATAATCTTCTAAGTCAAATGCGTAAACATTACCGTTTTCAAAGTCGCCAACAAGTACTTTGTTGTTGAACGCCATTTGGCAATTGCCGCGATGACGAGTAAACGAGCCGTTGTTCCAACCCGCACGCTCATGCCAGGCTTGCGTTGCTACATCGTAAACCCAAGTGGTGTTAGCCGTAGGAAAAACCAATACATAAAAACTGTGGCCGTCTTGTTGGTATGTGTAACCAATTGCATCCGACATATTGTTGTATTGCTGAATCTGCCATTCAACAGCATGGGTTGAAATGCGTTGACCAGTGTAGCCATTGGCACGATAAACAATGCCTTGGCCACGGCGGTCACGGCCAAGCCAGAACAGGCCGTTGTCCATTTTGGCTATGGAGTAAGGCGCTGCGCACCCTAGCTCATTAAATGCGCCTTGGATGCGTTGTAGGGGGAAATCTGTAGCGCCAGAGTCAAACCAAACTTCAATTGAGTTTGTGCCAAACGCCCATATTTCGCGGAAATTGGACACAACGGCGAGCAGGCCATCAGGTGAACCTTCAGTGCTGGCAAAGTCAAGTGGGTCAATGGACGTGCCGTCTAGCAACTGTGTCACCCACAGTTTCTGGCTATTTGGTTCATTGAATACAAAATAACCATCTAAATAAGCCACAGTTACAGCGCCTGGAAAATCAGGATCGGTAATCTGACCAAACGCGCCTGTGGCGGCGTTATAGATGTAACTAGGGCCATTGCAAGCAATAAACAATTGCGTGCCATTATCAGTCATACTGACTGGCCCAACACCACTGACAGAACCAATTAGCGTGGCGGTGTAGCTGTTGTTGATTTTGTAAAGTTGAGTACCTGAAACAACAAAGCCAGTGCCATCGTCTGGAGAAAACGCCCACAAGCCTCGAATTGGGCCAGTGCCGACGGTATTGAGTAACTTTAAACCTGGCGCGCGGTTAAGAAACGCAGGCTCTTTACCACCCTCGGGGATAATCTCGGGAAACAAATTTACCATGCGATTGTCTGCCGCATTGACAGACCGCACTACATAAGACGATCCAAGAATCGGCGTTTTCATTAGTAGTTACCGGCATAGATGTTGAAACGCTGGCGGTTGGCCACCAATGCGTAAGGCAATGCCATCACGTCATCTGGGTTGTTGATACGCTTCAAGTCACGCTTAGAAGTCATGGCAATGCGCTGCACTTGCTGGCTTGGCTCAACGCCAAACTCGGGGGCAAACTCCATGGCCAAGTTGTATGTGAACGCACGCAGATAGCCTGGTGGGTAATACATTACGGTAGACAAATCAGCAGGACGCGTTAGTTCTTGAACCGAGACAAAGTGAAACTCCAAGTCCTGCGTAGGACGTGGGTAGAGATATATCTCAATGTTAGGAAACGTCATGTTGACCCACATCACTTGTGGATAAGTGGACGTTACGGTCTTAACAGCAATACCGTTGTACTGCTGTTGGTTAATCATTTTAATGCCATACGACACATTGTTGGCCGCCTTAAAGTAGGTAGCATCATCAAGCAAGATAGGGCGAAGGCCTATGAAGTCACCAGACGGGCCAAGCGTGCGGCTAATAAAACTTGCAGGCCATGTAAAGATTTGATCTTGCGTGGAAAACACAGCCAAACGCTCTGTGTTCCAACTATCAATCATTTGATTGAACGCCATCAAAGCGTCTTGGGAAACCGATGCAGAGGGCGTTTCACCTTCAGCAAGCACGCCAAGGAGCCGAAGCGCCCGATTGATTTGTTCGCCAGCGGTGTACGTTGTCATGCTTAAACCTCAGTTGTGGTTTTTCTACGGCGTTTAACTTCCAGCACGTTCACAGGAGCCGCTTCAAATTCAGAAGACGTGTCTGAATTATAGCGAGTCCAGCCATTTTTTTCATCAGCTTCCGCTTCAATATCCATAGTGGCTACTTTAGCGCCATGAACAGGATGTGTGAGATAAATGACGGCCATTATTCCTCCAAGGGCGTGGGTTCGGGTGCTTCAATGCGGGCAATTAACATCCGATATGCGGAGATCGTGGACTGAGCTTGAATTAGAAAAGTACGAGCCTTTTCTGCTTCTCGCTCAAGTTCCTCGATCTCGCAAACCAAGAATTCCTTGGTGATCTGCATATTAAGCTACAGCGCTTGCAACCAACAAGAAGTAGTCAGCGCCAGCAATACGGATTTTGATGCCACCGGCCAAAGTGCTTGAGCTAGTAGCCGCAGTAAACAAAGTAGCGGCAGGGCCAGACTCAATGTTCATCAACTTGGGGATTTCACCTGTGTTTGAACCGCTGTCAGACACACGAATAAACGATGCTGTAGCAGGCAAAGAAGCGTTAACTGTGTAGGCAGTGTCCAATTGGATAACAGCCAAAGTACCGCCAGGGGTTGCATCACTGCCACCCAAAGTAGCACGAATAGCGTTAGCCGCACCAGAAATAGTGGCCGCAGAACCGTCAACACTCAAAGAAATGTGAGCGCCGTTGATAGTACCAGCAGCAGCCGCGCCAGCGCCAGTCACTACGGAGAACGCACGGAGCGTTTCACCAGAGCCTGTGCTTGTGAAAGTCAACTTGTTGTAAGACAAGCGAGTATCACCACTGGTTGCGCTAGTTGTAGCGTAAGAACCGTTCAACACACCAGAAGATGTGAGAGCAATAGGAGCGTTAGACGAGCCAACTTGTACTGAATCAAATTCAGGGTCAGCGAATGCAACGCCAACAGCTTTAGTATTTGCCATGATTAAATTCCTTTATCAATTCCAAAAGGGAAGAAAAATGCCCCGCCGAAGCGGGGCTTGATGCTTAAGAAATGCGGTAGCAAGTCCAAGAGCCTTCGCCAGTCTTACGGGCACGGAAGTGACCAGAAGTAGCGTTGTCAACTTGCATATTGCCTACAACCGACCAACCTGTGCCGACAGCCACCGTTACATCGTCAGACCCGCCGTCAATATTGACAACAAAGAAATCGAATGCAGCGTTAACTTTGACAGCATTAGGAATGCCTGCTTCTAAAAGTGCCACAGTGGGCAAAGTCATATTGCCAGCTGTGCCGTCAAAAGTAAACAAACCATTTGACAGTTGAGCAGCAGTAACGGTAGCCGCAGCTGTTAAAGCAGTTGGAGCCGCTTGAACAATCAGTTGAGCTTCAGAAGTGTTACCTGCGCCAATTTGGTAGCCACCAGCGCCATTAGGGAGAGCCATAATAATTTCCTTAAAAAGATGTTACGAACAAAGATGGGGGCCGAAGCCCCTATCAATTAGCCCCAGATGCGGCAACCCATTTGTGGGCGGATCGTGCTGAAGCCGTACAAAACGTCAATACGGCAAGGCATACGGTCATTGTTAATATCGTACTGACGCACGATACGCAAAGAAATACCGTTGTGAACTGCACGAGCAGCCATGTCAACACCTTGTGGCAACAGCAAGTCAGCAGTTGCAAAGGTGATGGCATCCTTGTGGTAAACCAAGTTCTGAGCGTACTGAGTAGATGCAGCACCCACAAACACAACTGCTTTAGCAGCGGTAGGGAAGCTGTCAACAGTAGCCAAAGCATTGGCGGCGGTGTAGATAGCAGCAACAGTCACAGTGATGTCAGTGCCAACGGCAGTTGCATCGGCCAAAGCTACGAACTGGAACAACGAACCAGTGGATTCACGGGTTTGTGGGTTCACAGCAAAGCAGTCAGCAACAGTGAACACGTCACCGGCTTTAACTGTCAGGCCAGAGCCAACGGTCAAAGCAATGCTGGTAGCGCCTTGAGTAGACACAGTAGTAGTCACAGAGTTACCAGTAGCAACACGTGAGCCAGTGGTGTGTTGCTTGATTGACTGAGACATGTTGATCTCATCAAATCCCAACACGCCAGTGCCCATCATGCCGTTCTTGAATTGCTTGCTGATAGTGTCTGTAGGATTGAACAGACCTTTCATGCCTTCAACCAAGCCAGCGTTAGCAGCAGGGTTCACAGTAGCGTAACGAGGAGACATCACGGCTGCGTTCTCGTTCAGCTTCTGCTGGGCTTGGAGCAAGACCAAAGAAGTAGAAGGAGTGGTGCCAGGTGTACCAACGGTGTTACCGATTGATTTGTACGCATTGGCCACGTCAGCATCAATAGAA